TAATTCCTTGACTAGCGCCTGTTTGAGATGGATTTGTTGATGGATAAATGGATTTTGGATTATATATGAAATATTCCTCTATTTCTGGAAAATCAAAATCCATTGGATTATCTGGTCTTATCAGTGAAATATTTACAATTTTATCATTTGGCTTCTTTTTTTGTTGACGAATATGACGCATTTTCGTTGCGTCTATATAACGAAGTTCTTGAATCCCTTCATGTGGATTTTTTAAATCAATTATTTTATGGTAATATAATCTACCATCAACATACCAATTTCTATAAATTTCGTGAGATTTTTTATCAAAATCTAAAAGATCAAGAATATATTTAAACTCTTGTCTAATTTTCTTTTTAATACCATCACTCGCATTGAGTTTTGATAATTCAATTGAAACTGGTGTATCATTTGTGTCTGATACAATTGCTTCATTTACAATATCCTCAATGGCACCATCGACCTCTGGATGAAGTGCCATTTCACGATATCTTTTAATAAGTTCAAACTCAGTTCTATATACGCCCTCTAAATCAACATATGATCCAAAAAAACCACTACTCATATAGTGGTCAACCCCGTCCTCATTATTAGGAGGAACGGGGGAAACCGCATCGGGAGATAGTGGTTCAGTGTCCTCTATTGAGAACCCAAATAACTTTGCCATAATTTATTTTAAGTTGATCTTTAACCTATTTATTAACCGTTTGGACCACCAGCTCCAGTGGTAGTGATTGATTGAACTTGGAATTCAACAGTAAATTCCTCAATCGTATCTCCACTATCATATGATACGTCAATTTGAGATACATTTGTTGGAAAAATATCAATAAATTCATATTCCTTCAATACAACATTCGCTGATCCTGTGCTGTCTCTACTAGCTAGGGACGAACCTCTACCTAATTGATAAACTTTTGCATTTCTCATATAAGCATCAGGACTAGTTGCACCAAGGTTTGTATCAAGGTTAGCAATCAGATTTGACCATGCCTCGAAAGCAGTTCTTAAAAGAAATCCTTCATCATTGATAACTGTGACCGTCCAAGGGTCAATTGTTCTATCTCCAGCGACTTTAAAACTTCTTCCTCTAAATGCGACATCAATCGATGCTACATTTTGTGCTGGAAGTGCAGCTGCTTTGCACATGAATCTAAAGTTGTCAGCATCCCATCCAGGGATTCCGTCTGGTAAAGTGGTTAGTTCAACTTCAAATAAGTTAGGGCGAGCACCGCCCCCAACCATCGCTGCCTTAAACTGAGAGATTGTTTTGTTTTCTCTTGTTGATGCCATTGTTAAGTCCTCCTTTTGTTATTTAGATACTAAATTAAACTCTACCAACGACTTCTTCAAATGCAACACCAGTTCTGGTGGCAACGAAGGTTAGTGTGACATAGTTAATAGATTTTGTTGGTTTCAGGAAGATATCTGCCCTGAATTCATTGTTATCGATAATGTCAGGAGTATTGTTTGTAGTATCGCAAACAACGAAGAATCCATACAATCCTCTCTTCGCTTGAACATCACGAAGATATGGTTCAACAATGTTTTTAAAGTTTGCTCTGGTTAGTTCATCATTCAATTCGAAGAGTTGAGCTTCGGCAGCTCTTTGTAGTGCTTGCTCCACTGTGAGGAACAAACGACGAACATTAATTCTATCAAATGCTGATGCATAACCAAGAGCAGTTTTGTCACCGAACAATAGAGTTCCAATTCCAGGTGAGGTAATAACAGAGTTGATTCGTGCTGGATACAATCTATCTCTTTGCGCCTTATTAGGGTTATATGCAAGTCTGATAGCATTATTAATGATTCCACGCTGTTGTCCCGCAGGAGAGAACCAAGGATATGCAACAATTGCTGTGCGAGTCATTAGACCTGCAACGTCAGCGTTTGTTGGAATAAAGCGGAACTTGTTATTAAATCTATCAAAGGTATATTTGTAACCACTATCAAATATCGCGTATGATGAAGAACTTAGTGAACTGAAGAAGTCAATTAGATTATTTGTTTGAGTGGTTGTATTAGTGAGTCCAATTAAATCACCTCTGTGTGGTCCAATCACTGTGACACAATCTTTTCTTGATTCTGCAAGCGAAATCAAGAAACCTGCTTTTGCTTGAGAATCTGTCTTACTATCAAATCCAGGACCCATAATAATGTAATCTAGTGGAACTTCATCTTTATTAGAGAATAAATTGTAAGAGGTGATTATGTTACCCAATGTTGGTTTCATTCCACCATTAGCACCCACCGGTGGAACACCACCTGAATAATCAGTGCCACCACCAAGAGTATATGAGGTATTTCCGATAGCAGCAAATGTTACGCCCTGAGCATTTTGTCCCCAAAGACCATCTGAAAGTGAGATAGGCGTGAATGATGCAGCCTTGACTCCAGAGTAAGTTGTAAATCCAGTTGCTCTTGGAGATGTGCCATGATAGGAATCTGCAGCATTAGATGGATTACCACCTGCATAAATGTTAGCAGAAAAATCTGCTAGATATCCTTCATACCATATTCTTTGAGGTGCATTTACATTTGAAATCGCATCGAATGCTTTTGAAAGACTAATATGCTTTTCGAGTATATTTCCTCTAATTCCTGTGATAGATCCAATATCATCAACCACAGCAATATGTAAAGCATCATTATAACCCTGAGCATCTAAAGAAAACTTATTCGTGCTTGGTTTAGGTGCAAGTTCTCTCCAGAAAACAGTTGAGTTAGTGAGACCTAATGTTTGAGATTCATACCAATCTGCGATTGACGCTGGTGTATATGGAGTTGTTGCGGATAATCCAGTGTTGACCCCAACGTTGTTCACGAAGAACAAACTCGATGAAGTGGTATATGAGAATAAAGCGGATCCCTCAGCATAATCAATTTTAGTTTCAGTGCCCGCAGAGGATACTCTGGAAACAATTTTTACATCAATGGTGCTTGCTGAATTGGTTGCATCGGTGGTGACACCAGTGATGATACCCTTTAGATATCCATTGAATAATGATGTTGTTCCTGCACCTGCACTTGGCAACACAACATTAGAAAGCGATGCTGTGACACCAAGACCAATCTTTGCACCAGCGGTTACTAAACTTGTAGTTGTAATTCCGATGATTTGATCAGCCTGATCGTCAATAAAACAAACTTTTAAACTATTTGCCCAAGAACCTGGAGTTTTTGCGGCATATACAAAATCTGTTGCTTCTGTGTGATTATTGTTATAATCATCATAGTTATCGATATCAACTGAGGTATACGCAACTCCAACGCCAGCGTTTGCGTTATTGAGGTTTGTGCCACCAGTTCTAACTACTTTAAGAACACCGCCATATGAAAGGAAAGATGCTGCACTCATCCAGTATTCGTATTGAGCATCAGTTGAAAGAGGTTTGCCAAATACATTAATAAGATCTGTCTCATTAGTAATGTTGATGCAGTAATCAACGGGTCCAATTGGAAAAGGTCCTGCAATCGCTCCAATATTATCTAAAACATTATCAGCTCTTCCTACTGTTAAGTCAACCTCTCTGACTAGTACGCCTGGAGATAATTGAGGAGTAGCCATGTTTTTCTCCGTAAAATTCTCAGTTTATCTGAAAATATTTATTATTTACAACTATTTCGCAGGGGAAATGTGACGCGAACTACCAGTCAGGATATTCCCATTTACAAGAAGGGGTTTTTAACTTTCTTTGATCTAGTATTCTCTTAACAGTGCATTCTTTACACTCATAAGAATAAGAGGATGCCACTGCTCCCCTATTTTTTCTAGTTCTATAAAACCCATCGACGAGATTTTTAATCTCTCCACATACTCTACATTTTCTATCAACAAGAAGTAAATGACCTAGATTAATCTGACTATCTAACTCCATCATTTATATTCCCACATGTAAGACATGTCTCCATATTCGTCAGTGAACCAACGATCACCTTCTGAATCAACAAAACTTGCATTTCCCAATCCATCCTCAATAAATCCAAATGGTGCCATGTCTTGTTCTATTTGATTCTTTTGTTCTTCATACAGTCTTTTACGAATATCTTGATCTGTGAGTTCCTTAAAATAATCTTGAGCAACTAACCAAGCATATATGACAAGGCACATTGCTAAGTCATCATTGCATCCCTCTTCTGCTTCAAAAGAGTTATGTTTAGAAATAAATGTTGTTAACTCAGAAATAATTTCATAATCCTTGAATAAAAGTTTATCACTTTCAATCATTGTTTTGAGATTGAGTGATCCAACTTTTTTGACCGTTTTGGACATTTTAACGCCAAGTTGAGTTTTCTTTCCACTAAATCCTTGACCAACAATTTGACCTGCTCTACCTCTCATAGAACACATCAAAACATTTTGATACTCTAAGTCATAATGCAACAATGATGCTACCTGATCTCCAATATCATTTACTTCACAGAGAATGTATGCACCGTTATAGTTCTTTGCTACCTCATAAATGATATTTGGAAACAACATTGGTTTGATCTCATTATTTCTATACTTTGCTACAACCTTGTGTGGAAAAGATGTAATATCAACAACAATGAATGCTGAATAATCTTCACTGACTCCTCTGGCAACGTCAACTGTAATTACATAATCATGATTCACCTCAACCTCATCATAAACATCTAGTCCAGCATTTCTTTTTCGTGGATGTTCATAAACAAAATTTTTAAGTTTACTTGGGGCGATGAGCGTGTCTACTGATCCTAAAAATTCACATTCAAATTCGATTTTAAATTGCTGTTCAGATGTATTAGCGATCGTTTGTAATCTCCACCTATCATCTCTGCCAGGAACCTCAGACCAGTGAACGTCTGTGGGCACATATTCATTT